CTTCATAGCACACAGGGAGTTGCCTGTGCTTAACGGACGCAGAGGGACAATAAGACCAGTTACCATAATGGCAAGTTTCGATGAAGCGTCTAAAAAGTGGTGAAAACCATCATAGAACATAAATTTCTATGTTCTATGCAACTATAACCGAAACATTAGGGAATAAAAAACCTCAGATGGATAAATCCATCTGAGGTAAACCGGGGGAGGGTTTTTTTTTTGGAAATTTTTATGCCCAGGTGGCAGGTACTACGGTTTTCCATGCTGTAGTATCCCAAATAACAATACGCGCTCCGGAAATACGCATTTCACCCTGTTTAGGGGCTTGAGTGGTTACATCCGCGGCATCAGCTGGAAAAGGAGCATCTGTCAGCAATCCTTTGCTAGTTACGGTACCGGGAAAATTATGTTCGCAGTTATAATGCGTGAAAACTTTACTTGATGCCATTTTTAACTCCCGCCCCTATATCGTTCGAGAACGATCCTGACTGCTTCCAGGAGATCCAGTCTAGTATTAATTTGATAATTCCCTGCTAGTTCGCCACTATTTAAAGTTCAGACAAAATCTAAACCCCCAAGATGTGTCATTAGTAAAATAGTGATGCTTTCAAAAGATTAGTTGTTAAATTATTCAACTGATGAGGGAAGAGATACATCAACCTCGTGACTAATCATTACCAGGAAATTCAAGAAAAATTTAATTCAAATCTTACCGGATAAAAAATGTCATCTTTAACCCAAGAGGAAGTAGAAAAAAGATACGCTGAGCAGGGGATCCAATTGTTGGAAATTTTCAAAGGTGTACATATTCCCCACGATTATAGATGTACGTGTGGCAAAATTCATCGAAAGACACCAAATTCATTATTACAAAAAATTCATGAATGTCCGGATGAATCACGAGAGCGTAGGAGAATTAATAAGCAAAATGAATATGTGGAATTATTCAAATCTATGGATGCAGAATTATTAGGAGAATATAGAGGCGCTAAAATTCGAGTGAAATATAGATGTGTCTGTGGCAAGATATCTGAAATTACTCCTGCCAATTTTCGTCAAGGCAGGCGATGTTTTGAATGTGGTAAAAAGAAAGCTTATTCCATACGTATGGGAGTGACCCTGAAAGAAAAAACAGTAGAATCTGCTTCCGATAAATTCATGAGAGAATTATCTGAGATAGCAAAAAAACATAACGGAGAAATAATAAATAAATCAGGGAAATATGTCACTTTTCAGTGTCGATGTGGTTCTCAAGACATCAAAACTGTTATTTCTTATCGCCGGAATCCGCTATGTGAAAAATGTGTCCGTAAAAATAGAACAGATCAAGTGAAATCATGAAAAAGATAACATCTCGAAGTGCAAAAAATAAAGGGGCAAGATTCCAGAAAGAAGTCGCAGCTAAGATATCCGAATTAGTTAATATGCCTTATGGCAAAGATGAATGTATACAATCCAGGATAATGGGCGGAACATCCGTAGATATTGTATTGGTTGGCCCCGCGAAGCGAGTTTTCCCTTGGTCTTGTGAATGTAAAAATGATAAGAGTTTTAATTTAAAATCATGGATCAGGCAAGCATCAAAAAATATGTTGTCTGATACTCACTGGTTAGTTTTATTCAAAAAAAATAATTTTAAACCAGTGGTTTGCATGGACATCGAAGTTTATGAATATCTTTTTGGTGAAGCAGACTTGAAAACTTTAGAATATTCTTCTAAAAACTGGTTTTTAGAAGAATATATCTTGAAAGCTAGGGAAAACCACGACAGATGGTGCCTTAAACTCTTATATGATAAAACATTTGTGGCGGTAATAAATATGGATCTCTTTTTTGAATTATTGACTATTAGAGGATCAGAAATTAAAGGAAAATCTTCTTTACGGTAATTATAGCTAACTTTTCTTAATCTTGGTTGATTTATCTTAATGACATTTGCTGTAACCACACTCATGACATTTTGAACAACCCTCCTCGAAGACCATTTGTCCTTGCTTACAATCAGGACAAGTCACTGAATATCCCAACTTCGTTTGGGATAAGAAACTCTTAAATAATTTACTTAGTTGAGAAGGAAGATCAGCCATATGGCCCGTAGATTTATCTAATTGGTCAATGATATCTTGTAATGGCATACCATAACGTAAAGCAGCGGATATCAATCTACAAGTAGTGGTCCACATAGTAGTTTTATCCTTATAATCCCTATTACTTCCCCGATCGAACCACGCAAATACTTCTTTCACTTTTTCGGATTCATCAAAACAAATAGTGATATTCATTGAATGATTATCTCTATCCGCTAATTGAAAACACATACCAGGAAGAACTTCTGATAATTCTTCTTTATCATATTTCAATGATATCGAAGGATCTTCTGATGGAGCCGGCGTACTCATCTTATTCAATACCTGCTCTTTACGACTACCATCTCTGTAAACTGTCAAACCTTTACATTTTTCGGCATAACCCAAGAGATAAGCATTTTGAACATCTTCCAAAGTGGCTGAATTTGGCAAATTTATTGTTTTTGATATGGAAGAATCGACTCCATTTCTTTGAAGTATACCTTGCATTTTTATATGATCTTCTGTTGAAATATCTTGTGCTGTCTTGAAGATATCTTGCCAATGTTCTGGTATTTCTGAATGACCAACAACAGTCGAAGTATTTTTTATTTTCTCTAATAATTCTGGTGTGAAAAACTTTTCTCTCTTACCTATTTTTTCAAATAATTTATTAGATATTAATAGTTTATCCCCGTCCATTACGTGTTTCTCTGTGACTATCAAAAAATGAGGCTCCACACCACTTCCACAATCAGCAATCATACTAATTGTGCCTGTCGGTTGCACGGAGGTCAAAGCCGCATTTCGGCGAGGTGGATAAAAATTTACACTTGAATCATAAGCTGGAAAAGGTCCCCTAATTTTCGCCAATTCCTGTGATTTGTATAACGATTGATCATGTACAAACTGCATAACTTTAGCAGACTCTTCCCGACCCTCTTCTGAAGCATAAGGTAACTTTTTCATTATAAGATAATCATGCAAGCCCATAATACCGAGACCTATCTTCCTAGTCTTCAGCGTCATCTCTCCGATTTCTGGTATTGGAAAATTATTACAATCAATGACATTATCTAGAAATACAGTTGCTAGATGCACCACTTTTTTTAATCTTTCCCAATCAGTCTCTGATGTGTCAAAATCTACAAAATTTCCTAAATTGATGGAGCCTAGATTACAGCTCTCCATTGGTAATAACCATTGTTCCCCACAGTTATGAACAAGAACGCCAGAACAATTCAGATACTTATCATCCTCCGTGCTTGTGATAATATAAAAATTGTGGTTGTCCTCCACATTGAGATCATAAACATCCTCTACTCCATCACTCTTGATTGAGACAACTGTTGTTCCGTACTCTTTGTTTGTAATCGTTATCTCTGAGGGGGTATAATCTGGTTCGGTCCCTAAGGAATCGTTAGTTTTGGAATTGATATACCTATAACCATTCTCTTCTAAATCAGTATAGCTATTAAATCTGCGAATGATTTTGTCGATACTTTCACCAGCAGTTATATATCCACCATCTAGAAGAGCTAACAAATGATCTTCCGTACATCTGAAAGAAGAACCATCAGATATAGTTACTTTTACTACTGGCCTGGTGCCTGTCTTGAACGCTATTGCGTTCTTAATTTCTGTCTCCCAATGAAATTTTTGATGATAAAGAGACTCCCTAGCAGAATAAACTGGAAATGTTTCCCCGAGTTCCGATAATTCTTTGATACTTACTCCATTTCTATCATCTGCTACTGCAACTATTGTGCTTCCAACAAAACATGGATTCGTAGAGGAGAAATCACCTAATTGGGGGGTACTATTGGCCCTATTAGCTTCATCTATAAATAAAATGCCAGGCTCTCCATTATTATAAGCTAACTTTATTATTTGATCGAAGAGATCTTTAGCATCCACCTGGTCAACTATTTGATTTGTATGTGGATCCACTAGATCGAATAGATCAGCTGCATAATAAGCTTGCATGAATTTATCGGTGATTGCTACCGATAAATTGAAATTTTTTAATACACCCTCGGTTGTTTTTGCTCTTATAAATTCATAAATATCCGGATGGTCTATTCGTAAGACCCCCATATTTGCCCCTCGTCTTTTACCACCTTGTTTGATAGTTTCTGTAGCTGAGTCAAACACTTTCATAAAGGAAACAGGACCGGAGGCGACCCCTTGAGTCGATTTGACTTTCGAATTCTTTGGTCGCAAACTCGAGAACGAATAACCAGTACCACCACCACTGTGATGAATCTTCGCCCCGTTGTGGATAGCATCAAAAATGCCGTCTATAGAATCATCTACTGGTAATACGAAACATGCAGCCAATTGACCTATGTTGGTACCAGCATTCATCAAACAAGGAGAATTTGGTAAAAAATCTAAATTATACATAACATCATAGAAATCTTGAGTTAATGTCGTTCTGGTATCTTCTGGCTCTTGAGTAGCTATCGCGTTGGCCACACGCATACATAACCCACTCCAATCTTCAATGGGCTCATTTTTTTCATCTTTAAGATAATATCTACGAGCTAATACAGTTTCTGCAGTTTTGGATAAAGTCGACAAGGTAGATCTCCGATTATTAAATTAAAATAAAAAATCACACATTAACTCCAGCTTTTCTACCTTTATCTCTGGAAGTAGTATAACCATCCTTACACCAGCAACTGCCAGATAAGAAAAAACTATTCTTGCTCATTATCCTATGAGACACATCTGAGCAATAAGGACATTGAACCTCATCTGGACGATTATTGATTGGAAAAATATGTTCTTTCACTGCTCCACAACCTTCACATTCATATTCATATACTGGCATTCTGGAATTCCTATTAAAATTTTTGATGAATCCTACTATAAGTATCCCGGGTAATTGTGGTTCGATGATCCCATTGAAAAGATTTCAGTGGGACATCATGTGATATAACAATTAAGGATACATTTTTCTCTTTGGCGAAATCTTTTTCAAAATTGATTACTTGTTCAACTAATTGGGGCGATAAACTATTAGCAAATTCATCTATAATTAACCAACCAACTTCTATGCCTCTAACGGATGCTTCCATGTCTCTTAAAGAATGTGCTAGAGCTAAGGATATCAACCTTTTCTGACCATCACTTAAATCATCTTTCAAAGAAAGAGATGATATACCAGGTCTGCCACTAAAGACAGGTTTAGTGATGTCTCTGGGATTTATTTTCATACTGAATCCCAAACCCAATCTTTCGGTATAATATGGTAATTTGGAATTCAATTGTGGTATTATTCTCTGTGTGATGTATGACCATACTTCGTCTAATATATCTCTGTAGGCACCAGTGACTAAATATTTACGTTTTGATTGTTCAATGGAGATAGACTCGTCCTCCAATAATTGCCTAGCTGAAATGGCTTCTGCCTCCATTTTGTCTAAATTCGGAGTAGCGGACTCATATTCAGAATTTAAAGATTCCAATCTTCTACGCATCACATCTTCTTGAGTGAGTATATCCTGAAAGATATCGATTAATTCTTTTATTTTGACACACTCATCCTGTATCTTTATTAATTTTTTTTCACATTCCTTTATGATGTTTTGACTATCTAAAAACTGTGTAAATGCAGTTATAAAGGTATTTTTTTCTTTTCTAAGGCTGACTAAAGCCGATTCAGAATCATTAAGCTGTGCAGTGGTTTCGGCTAAAATTACTACTATTTTATTGAAATCTGCATATTTTTCTTTTACTTCAGTTTCTGACCTGACAATATCATTTATCGATTCACTGAGCTCTAGTAATTTATCCTTATATCCCAGCATTTTTGATTTATTACTAGTTATCGATATATCAAGTTCATCTACTAAGCGATTGAAATAAGCCACACAATCAGTCGAATCTATGTTGTCCTTATCTTGGATCATTTCATCTCGGGAAGATATCAAATCATTGGTGGTTATTTTTAATTGGTCCAAATCATTTTGTGTTTTGGTACGTTCATTTAATAATTGTGAATGATCCTTTGCCACAAGGTCCAGAATTTGATTAAACTCGTTTTCGGAGGGTAATCTACTAAGGGTCTCTGTTATCTTAGAGATCAACGATGTTTTCTCTTCTATAACAGTAACTAATTGATGAATATTATTTTCTAATGCTAAATGAATATCTTCAACAGAAGATATGTGAGAAATAGTTCCTTTAATTTCATCCCAAGTTTTTTGATGGATTGAATGAGCTCCGTTCAGTCTTGCTAATTCTTCTTTACATCCATCTTCTCTCACAGCAAGTGATTGTAGAGAAGATAGTAATTCTTCTAATTTCTTAGTAGCTTTTAGGATATCAGCATCCGGATTTAATTTTGATTCTATATTTTTCCGTTCAATATCGATTCGTTCTTTGATTACTTGTGCTTCTGTAATGGTCTCAGAGATCATGCGTTCTATTCTAGCTAAATTATCAGTCATTGCTCTGACTGAACCTTCTTTCTCCGAGCATACTAATTTCAATCCACTCTCCTCACTTTTACTGATAGTGATTAGATTATCTAAAAGAGTGGAGTCTACGAAGTTACGAATAAACTTTAAACGCTCTTGTTTATCTAAACTGAAAAAAGGTAATGTCTTACTCGATGATAGCATACAGATGTTATAGAGAGCCTGTTTAGATGTAATATGCAAAAGCTCATCCAACCTAGCCTGCATATCCATATTCACTGACTTACCTAAACCTGTCACGTTGAATAACGAAGGTTTAGTACCTCTAACAATACTAATTGGCTTACCATTCAACATTAAATCACATTCAATTACACATTGTTTCTGAGATACGCAATTAACTATCGTTTTACTAAAAGCTTTAGAACCAACGAAACCATAAGTGATAGCATCTAATATTGAAGATTTTCCTGCTCCTACATCGCCTTCCACTAGCATCGTTTGGCCTGCGGGAGGAAAAATGAATGTTTCCTTCTTGTTACCGTAACTTTTAAAATTACGAAAAGTCACTTGTTTGATAGCTAGTTTATTCATCGAGTCACCTGTAATTGAGTAGCTTTTTCAACTAAATTCAAATGTATACCCATCAGGTCTACTCTTGCTTCTTCTTCCTTACTGTTTATTATCTCTACTATAGCATCTTCAATAGTTAACGATGAATAAACAGCTTCTTCGATTTCTTCAAATTCTTTATCAATTGTATGTATTTCGACGGTTCTAGCCCCTGTTTCCAACAAACCTTTCTCTATTATTTCTATATCCAAAGGGTCCACATTGATTACTTTGATTTTACAACCTAGTGGGATAGAAACATTAACATCTGGTTTATTCATATCCAAATTAATATAATTTGGAAACAGATGCATAGTGGATATGGATTCTACTAGATCTAATTTATCATCTAATATATGAACGAATTTGGGAGTGTCTGCATCTGAAAAAGAATGTTGAAGTGGACTACCAACATAAGTTTTATTTCCTATTGTTTGAAATCCATGAAAATGACCGGTATATATTCTATTAGGTATCGAAGTTGTATCGATGCCGTCACTCTCCACTTGTGGACCATTATTAAAAGAAAAACCATTTAATGCCAGATGAGCCAATAACACAGCATCTTTGGTGACCTCTAATTTCTCCCCTTTATATAACCACGGTACCCAAAGTATATTACCTTGATATTGAATGGTGTCTATTAGTCGAGCCCCATAGAGATTTAAGTGTTTGAGATTGGATGTTTTTCTCTCGACCATGTCCCGTCCGTCGTGGTTACCGTGAAGGATTTCGACAAGGATCCCTAAGCTATTGGCGGTTTGTAAGAAAAATCCTATCTCTTCGGCTAATATTCGGTGACTTATAATAGTCTGATTATCTAGTAAGTCACCTAGTATTCGTAATAGTTGGATATCATTAGCTTTACAAATATCTAATATCCCTAGAGCAGTCTGTAACACGACACCGGGGGTTGCTGAAGATTTACCGAAATGTAGGTCTGCGGTGATTATACTTGATGGCATCTTTATCTCCAATGAGTTAATTGATCATAAATCAATTAACTCATTGGAGAGGGTGATTTTAGGCGAGAAGTCCGACTATTTGACTCTTCCAATGATTTTCTGGAGTCAATTGTTGATATGATTTTATTTGAGAATGTAATTCTTTAATTTCCTCGATGAGTTCTTTTATTTTTTCTTGGGTGAAATTAGTGATCGCTATCCTGGTCAATTGTTGGTGCAGTTCAGGATTCTGAGTGAATTTACCAATTCTCTGATTCAAAATATCTCTGGTGAGTCCTTGAATACCACTTCGTATCATATCGTCTATGAATAATATTTTGGATTCTAAATTTTCCAGTGTTTTTTCTCTAGAGGATATATGATTTCTCACAGAAGCATCTGATATTTTCAATCGTTCTTCTATAAATTTTCCTATATAATCCCAAACATCATCGAAAGTTATTACTGCATTATCATGTATAAAAACAAAAGTTTCAGCTGGTAATTTGGTTCTTAACTTGAGAGCGTCCTCGATATCCTTTGGTTGTTCTTTAAGCCAAACACGAAATGGGGGGTTATTATCTGACATAGTGACTTCATAATTCGATATAACACCTTTAGCCAATAAAGTTTCCAATTTATTTTTATAAACTTCTTGTGTATATAATGGCGGCAATTCGGTCACGTCATAAATATTTCGTTGTACGTGCTTTACTGAACCTATACTATCAAAACCTTCAATCTTAGCAGTGGATGATGGATATTCAATGTCTAATAAACCGGGTTCTGGTGTTCTACCACAAAGTAATTCATGTATCAATTTTGCTATCTTATGGGGGTTTCTAGGATGTATAGTGGATGCATAACCAGTAGCTATACCAGTACAACCATTCACTAGATTCCATGGAACATTACAAAAATATTGATCAGGCTCATAACATTCACCGTCATCTTGTGGGGTAAAAGATAAAGCATTGAAATCAGAGAACCAGGTCAAAAAATTCTGAGATAAACGAACCATGATATACCGTGGGGCAGCAGCTTTTGGTTCTAAACGCCAACCAAAATAGCCATCATGATCTAAGATCGGTACATGATTCGACCACGGAGCTGCTAATTTAACAATAGCTTCTGATACCGACATATCGCCGTGGTGATAATTTGATTCTGCCAGAACATAACCAGTAAGCCCTATAACTTTGATGAAAGATTTAGCTTTACGTTGAGCTGTCCACATAATCTTCCTATGAACGGGTTTTAACCCCCCTAGTAGATCCGTGATGGCTCTATTGTGTAATGTATAAAGTGAGTAATCACGAAAATCTTCATTCAAAAAATTACGTAGTGGCCGTTTTACCTCAGTCATTTATTTACTCTCATTTGTGGAATCTGCAATTAGTGGTGTTTCCCATTATTGTCTTTCCAGGTTGAATAAACTTACAAAAACTTATAAGACGAGGAATTCCTGGAATTTCCTCTAGTGTGTTTTTTGACAACATAGGTATCTGTCTATTCAGTCTTTGAATAGGTGATGGTTGTCTCTTGAGAGATTTCCACCTGGTACCTAACTCAGTTAGAGTCACTTTCTTCAATGTCTGCCACTTACCAAATGACTCCTTAGAGTTCATTCGAGAATCTCGATTCCTTCCATTGGTTGATCGATCATCCTGAAGTGATGACAAACATCTTAGATTCTTTGGAACTTTTTCTGTAAAACCTTGAGCTCTTCTTGCTTGAACCATCGCAGCTGCGCAGTGGTTACTTAACCCCAAACGAGGAGCATATTTTAAGACTCCAATTACTGAAGTATATGCACAAGGAGTTTCAACAATTACAACACCTTTTCTTTCAGCGACTGAAGTGATCTTATTTCTGAGAGATTGTACTCCAAAATTACCAATTACACGACGAAGTCCTTTACTACTGCCAGATCCTTTCTTGGAATTTTGAACATTCACTCCATCCATAGCAATTGAAGAATCTGTTGAAAGGGCTTGGTCCACTATTTGATTAGCTAATTCATATCTTTTGAGTTCTCTTCGTTTAGTGGATAAGTAAGTCAATTCTCCTGTTTTGATGTTTTCATGTGATTGTAAATTCCCGTCTTCTTTCACAATCGCAACTGCAATCGAATGTGGACTAGCATTGAAATCAATTCCCAACATTTTCTGTTTTTTGGTAACTTTTTTCTTAACTATCTTGAACGTAACGTATGCCAACCAGATATTATTTCTACGTTGGACTCTAACGGCATATGGTGTACCTAAAGCAATTGATATCTGAAAATCTGACCAATATAATTTGTGGTGTCCTTTGTAATCCAGATAGATCCATTCTTTATGACCGACAGTTACTCTTAACTTGTGGTTATCAACAAATCTGATATGTCGATTACCGTCTTTATATGTATCTCCTGAATTGTATAAATTACATTGACGTTTCTCCACCCATTCTTCTCTTAATTTGGATCTTTGAATATCTGAAATTCCTTTATTATTCAACTGTTCGAATAATTTCTTTGAACCAAATACGATCTTTGTTGGATCGATATGACCTAATTCTTCGATTGATGAAATTTTAGCTTGAGCCTCTAAGACAGCTTCAGCAGCATATCTTGCATTCAACTCGAACTTTGACTGTAAAGATTTACGCAAATCCCCATAAGTCTCACCTTCTAATAACCGGTTGTAAGCATATCTCGTGCAAGATGAATATCGCCGACAAAGATCCAATAACTTGATCTCATCCACTGAATTTGGAAATAATCTAATAATGATGGTTTTATGACTCATTTCTTTTTCCTACCACCACGCCTATCGTGAATACGAGCGGCATAAACAGTCACTATGCTAATTAAATCTTCGACAAATTCTTCTTCATAAGGTTTATCTGGTTTATCATTGAGAACTACTACTTCAACCCCCAATAATTCACACCACTGATGAAATGTGGGGAACCCATATCTAAGTATCCGATCCCTGTATTCCACTATAACTTTAGAGACATCCTCATCGAGTAGCCTCTTTAGCAACTTTCGATAATCTTTTCTCTTCTCGTTGAGAGCACTACCTATATCTTTAAAAAGTTCAACCTTATATCCTTTTTCTACGCAATAAGTAAGCAATCTACCAACCTGTCTCTCTAAATTCTCCTCTTGAGCTCGTGTAGATACTCTAGCATAAACCAACACCTTATCACGAGGCATTCCAGACTTTAATCTTCGGATTTCATCTTCGGGTATTCTTCGATGTCCGCCTGAACTTCTGACGGTGATTATTTTATCATTATTACTCCAATTTCTCAAAGTTTGAGTAGTCACACCCAACTCTTTGGCCGCCACGGATAAAGTTACTAGATTGCTCATATAATTTTTGAAATTCATCCAATATAGGTTCATAATCGAGAGGTGGATCTATTTCAAAAATCGAACCATCATCCAACTCGTATTCTTCTTTTGTTACACGGATTAGTCTCATAATGACCACCACACTCTTTGATTTTTAAGTAGTTTTTTACAAGATTTTATAAGTTTATGAAGAGCTGCTATACCACACAATAACTAGGTCGGCTTTGGTAAGGATGATTTGGATCCAAACTTTTAATGAAACTAATTATTTTCATTAAAAGTTTTCAAATCAGTCTCGTTGGTTAAATCCCGAATTAAGAAATTTTCGACGTATTGCCAGTAAGCACTATCACCGTTTGTCACTTGACCATAAGAGCCAGTAACGGTGAATAAAGTATCTTGATAAATTTTAGAGGCAGGAACTTTGGGCACGCAATCCCATGGAGAACCATCGTGCGGTGGGATATGACTTCCTGAGAATTTAACTTTTATTTGTCCGGATGAGTCAGGAATTTTTATTATTGTCGTTACCAACTCTGGGAGAGTTGGACAATATGGTGCTACATTTGTATTAATAAAACCTGTCCTCAACAATGGTTGACACCATTCATGCTCTTGTTCTTCCGCAAATTTAGTGACTGGATTTAATGCGACATCAGGATCTTTATGTATGTAATATCCGATATCTGTTGGTATCCAATAGAAACCATCCGGGTGTAATCCGATGTAATGTGGGGTAGCACCATAACCATAATAATTATATATAATTGGAGGTACCCCTCCCCAATTATCACCGATATTAATAATATCACTATAAATACTGATATTACTACAACCACTTCCTAAAGCTACCCCTATTTCACCTGCGGTGTGGTTATAAAGTACCGCTGCCACTAAACCATGCACGTAGTCTGCTTTATTATACGTCATTTGAATATTTAAGTTCCAAGTGACTGATGCCTCGATCTGCCTAAATCCAATCATTGTTTGTGATGAGGACATACTTAAATCCAAAATACTCACATAAGACTTAAATAATTTGGTATATAACCCTCCATGAACTAAACCTGCTTCCATCACCCGTTTGTTTAACGTGTTCATGGGAACATTACCGACCATATCAATAAATCCTCTATCTTGTATTTTCCTCTGTCGTATCTTCATACCCCTGGATGATATTGCAGTTGGTAATCCATTGGCACCATTATCAACTGATAAATTCCAGGCATAATCAAAAATAGTTGAACGGACTAAACCAGTAGACTCGTATATCATTTCATTAAAACCGTATGCTATTTTATCTTTCCAAGGGCGGAATGCTGTAACATTACGAGTATCTGGGATTGGTATTGGAGGTGTAACTTTAAAAATAGCATAAGGCGCAACGGCTTCTGCCCAATCCGGATCAGGCTCTGTGTTTTCTATAATAGGCAAATTCATAAACCCCCCCTGGAAAGAATCTGGTGTTGATTTAATAAAAGTATCCAAATAGAAATTCCGTGGATTTGGAGGAGCTCCCCCGAATTTAACACTCACTCTACGGCTACTAACAAAAGCCAAAGCCATGTTAGAAAGCGTTGTATTTTTAAAATCTGAAAGCGTTGTATTTTGAGAATTTGATCCACCAGCATTAGACAATATCGGTGAAGGCATACTTGAAGCAGTACAAACAGTGGTGGCCACCATATTATAACATCTATTACAAATCTTAGCGTGATCTACCATTTTTATACATAAATCACTCCCAAAACAAACTAAAATTTTTCTAGTTTCTGGAGGAGGAGTCGAAGGGGAAGTCGAAGGGGGGGTCGAAAATGTCGAGATAACTGGCCCGTCAACAGCACATGAATATATATATTTGTCAAACGACCCCGATCCGTTACTTAATTTTGATCCTATCTCTGGAACATTTGTTGCTGAATCTTTTTGAGGTATATTGTAGATACCCACATTTGCAGAGATAGGGAAAAAATTTATATTTTTATATAAATTACACGGAAGTATTTTACCAGGGTCTATATTTATCGCATCACGGGATGTAGTCATCTTCAGATTATGACTATATGTTGACTGGAGCACCTGGTTAGTTAATAGAGTAGTGACTAAATCGGGTACCGAGGCTTCTGGTGGTGTTATAGCCGGGTCAGTTGACTCTCCATCTACTATTGGATAAGTTATCTTGGAATCAGCTGCGGAGCACCATTTGACGTCAAAAGTTAAAGATGGGAGGAACCCAGTATGTGGAATATGAGTCATTCTTTCTACCTCAGATCTAGTATTTCCCCATGCTACTAACCCACTATAAAAATTCTCATTGGACGCGGGTAATTTATAATCTTCAAAATATTTTAAAGATTTTAAAGTTTGCACGCTGATTGGTGATGGATTATTATCAGCCGGGGAAGTAGTATGCTCTATTGGAGTTTGTTCACCCTCGTATACTGTATGGAGGTCATTACCACATAAAGGATTAAGAGATTTATATATTTTGAAGTTATCAGTGAAATTAGCATATAAGCCGAGACGCCCCCCGGTCATGAATTCTCGATAAATTGGTGACTTGACATAAATATTATATTTATAAGCCATAAATTTTATCCAGAAATCTGACATGATATTCACCACTAGACCATAACCAGCTATCATAGGACTAGCATAAGAATTGCTGAAAGCACTATAGATGCCTCGATATAAATTTATATCATAAAGATTTTCAGGGGCTAGAGCATTCTCAAAACTATCTTTTGAAGTATATGGAAGTAAATTACCATCTAGTTGATCTGGGTCGGCTAATATTGTATTATATTTACCATGATCTTCTGGAATCGTATTGGTTGGATACCATTGATTGCCATCCAATCCTTGTCGATAATAAGACCCTTTTCTGTTAAATTGATATGCTAATGCATAATGAGTGTCCGCCCCATATTTATCGACGAATTCTGGTCTATCGAGTCTCCATTCCTGAATTTTTGATAATTTTGATTGATATAATTCTAAAGGGAGAGAATTAAGAGATGCTTCCGCTTTATAAAAATGAGATCTCACCCCCTTATGCACGCTTGTATCACGTGCAGCCCATCCAGCACTATTTATATTGACAAAACCATAACTACTATAAAAAACACCAAACTGGGGGTAACGATTAAATATATCAGTAAGTAAATTACGTCCTATTTTCATGCGATCGCCGAAACTTGATAACCAAGTTTCTTGATTATTGTGGTCGAAAACAACATTGGCATCCGCAACATAATTATAATCACAAGTACCGCTTCGAAGTACGGGAGGTGGAGGTGAAGTATTCTGTGTTCCACCATTTAAGTCCGCTGGGTCAAAAGTTTCTTCATATGGTAATACCCTTTTAGTTAATATGAATTCACCTGTACTTTTAATCGTTATTGGTGCATTATCGGTTTCGTTTCTGATATAATCCATAGCTATCATGTGATAAATAATGCCATTTGGTCCGACGAGAACTCCGACTTGTATAGCTAACTCCTTTGATGGGTCGGATGCATTATTAGAATGATTTAACTGGTCGGTATAGAGCTCTATTTCAACTGCTGTTAAATAATTACCAATATCGGGTGTGTATATAACTACTCCAGGAACAGTTGGGGAACTTGATCCGTCTGGTGGTTTCATATTTGGGAATGTAAAAGAAACACTACCTAATATTTTATGATAATCTTCATTATTCATTTTTTATCAAGACCTCCCAAAGCCACAGACATGTCAAAACTTGTTATTTTATGAGGTTTATTTGCCAGAAAAGAATTTGCTTCATCTTTTGGGTGCGTTCCTTCAACAATAGGATTGACTGTAGTTTGTGGTACCCAAGACAATGGTCCACTAAATTCTTCGTGATTTACACTTTCTTGGAGTTTTAATACTGATTTATCTTTACCGACATAAATTAAATCTCCAATAGTAGTCATTCTTCCCCCGACAACCAATAAAAAAGTAACTTCTAGGAAATTTTCAGCCTTGTTTATTAAAGAGTTATCTATCGTAAATTCGACCCCAAAAACATCATCCCCCTCATTAGAATCTTCTGAGAGGCCATCTGTATCGTCATAAGGTTCAGAAAAAAGAATGTGAGTTATTTTGTCATTTGGAATTATAGTTTCTGCGTTGAATTTTACTTTACGTTTAATTGATCCCCCAGTATTCTGAGACGGCAATGTTTGGCAAAATTCTAATTCTGTTATAGATAAGGAATAGACAGCTTCGCCTGGATTACCGACAAATATCGATAAACTTAAATCCGACTGCATTATGTCCTCTTCTGTATCATAAGGGTCAATTGCGCCACCCATTCTCCCTTTATTCGCCATCGTCAAGACGAGTTCTGGTAGTTCATTTGATATAGTTCCTAATATACTTTCCTGGTTTACTTCTTCTTCACTAAATAACTTACGTGAGTATGACCGCATATCCCCCTTGACATAACTAAAGTCTGGTAACGGATTTACTACGTTGCCTCCCCAAAGTCTATAACCCCATGGGTCCATTCGCATTTTGAAAGAAATTTTAGGATTCTCATCTGGACGAAAATTTCTACTATAGATTCTCCTGCCGGATTCCACCCGAGAACCACTAGACCAAAATTTTAATATCGAAAAGGGAATACCAATCTCATTATATTTAGGAAAAAGAAAGTTACTTAAATTACCTGGGGAGGAACCCAAAACCATACCACCCGGACCGGAAACACCTGGAAAACCGCACAATAATTCAGCTACAGTTGGTGGTAATGGTGGTAAAAAAGTTGAATCCTCTATGCCTCTAGGAGTAAAGAAAACATTAGAACCAAAATCGTCATTACTATTTATGCTCATAATTGTGTTATGAATAATTTACCGGTGAATTTCTCTGTTAAATGAATTACATTCCCGCATTGTTTCCATTGGCTTAATTTGTTAATAGAAACAGTTTCTGAAATTGTTCTTATGGCAATAATGGACGTGACTGATGTGTGCGATTTTACTGATAATTCTAGATTATATCCATTATTAGATGGAATGATTAAATGATTATCTAGATTACCGAGGTTAAATGTGGAAACTTCTGCCGATAAACCTACTGGTATCCATTCGATATCTACCCCATTGAGTCTAGGCATAAACATCGAATGCCCGTCAGTAAAATTAAAGAAAAGTCCTTCTTTTCTCTCAATAGATACTTCACATGATGGTGGTAATGATATATGTTGGTAAAAATCATCATCTACTTCCAAATCTTCAAAATCCACACATAATGGTCCTATAGATTTTATCTTTTTTGGTATTGTAAATGATAAACAAGAACCAGTTCGGCGTAGTGGAGTTTGTGTGTTTAATTGTATGTATTTTTTCGGTTCATCATCCACTTTCATATAAACCTTACCCGAACTTTCCGAACACATCAAATTGACTGTATTTATTTTCCTATTCGAATTTACCCCCATTTTTATGTCAATCACACCACCAGCTTTATCGATAATATATTCGTTATTAAATACACCATTAAAAATAACATCTTCATTAATACCTCGGTGTGTCATCTCAAATTCTTTAACTAACCTACTAGTATCTGTTAAATTAGAAATAGTAATATGTTCACTCGAGCTGGTGGTAGTCTGTAAGGTCAGGTCAATTACATTTAAACCATTCACAACAGTGAATTGGGAACTATCCATTATATCAATCGTGGATACCGTGGGGATAGATAGTAGAGGGTTAGACACAGACTCTAATAATGATGGTAAAACTGGATCCCCCGATTCCTCTATCCGCTTTGTATAAGTATTCCTAGTCATAAAAGGATCCGATGAATTTCTTATGGCGCTAATACCTTCTTTTAGAATATTTAATTGATACCTGATCCATTCCTGCTGCTTAATAAATAAGCTTCCAAAAGATAAGATTCCAGAAATTTGTGACTCTACTGGAATCTTCTGTAAAATTCTATCTCTACTGATCTCTTTCAATTTGGCTATATTATTATCCGCAATAATTTTCAAATTCGTATTTTGTTGTACAGTAGGTGTAGTTTCTAAAGAATGTAAAAAATTATTATCATCTATGATGTATAAATCACTCAAGGGGATCAATCCTTCCTCACGTAATACACCAGAGAAAAAAGTACCAGGTACTAGAATATTCGGGGCTCCATCTACCTGATTGTTATCTCTAAGCCAGCCACAAACTCTCTTTTTGCCTCTTTCTAAACGATAAGTTGCTCTAAACATCTTTTTAAATCCCCAATGATTTTTTTATAAAAAAACTGATCTCTTCCTCGGTGAATTCAGTAGGATTTTCTATCCAAGTCCGATAATCTGTATCAGTTCCCTTTGGTTTTCGATTCAAAAACTTCAAAAGATTAGTTAAGATCATTTCCCAACCAAAAGCCCCTAGTAATTTTTGACCTTTTTGGATGAAGTCTACTTGGACGATTTGGGCCACATCCGGTTTGAGTGACATCAATTCTTTTGGTAATTCTTCTTTAAAACAAATAGCCGTCCATTTCGGTAATGGTGGTTTTATTTTTAAACATCGAACTCTATCTCCTGAAAATATCTCTGGTACTGATGACTTAGATTCTCTCAATAACATATTATGTATAAGTGCCCCCTTAACGTGAATAGGTGCACTTTTTCCGAAAACATTCGGACCACTGCCTATATATTTTTCTAAATTATTAACAGCAACGGAGTAGCTCAGTCTATTAGCTACCTCTTGCGGAGACCCGATAGACAATAGATTATGCAATTTTTTAGCTCTATTCAAGAAATCTAATAATGCAGAATTCATGTCTAATTTTTTACCATTATCTAATAAATAATTAACAAGTATTTCTAATTCTTCCCTGATACCTTCACTCATGTTAACTTTCTTAAGTTCGAAACCAGTTATTTTTAATTTCTTGGTATTAGCTGTCCTTATGATGTATTTTTTCTTCGCCAGATACATGGCACCGTCAGATATTTTCTCAGCCTCGTGTTCGAAAGCAATGGAAAAATTGGATGTCGATCGCAGACGTTTTACTTTGAATTCTGCATTCATAAAAGTATTTAGAGTGGACACTGCTATATCGACCACAGCTTTTATTAATTTGATATAATCACCCGCTTCATCATCAGGAAAAACACTTTCAACCAAGTCATCTAAGGCGAAAACAACAGAATCTGTATCCATAGTAACAACTCTATCGGTTATCGAATCATCCCAAAACGGGATTTCCAGATGTTCTTTGTCGAATTCTTTAAGTATTTGTTGAAGAGCCGGAAGATGTTTTTTATAGATACTCTGGAAGAAAATATTTATCCATTGTTCTGCATTCAAGACGACAGCTTGTCCGGTACTGGTGATGCCTTGTGCGGTTAAAGGATTGTATAATCTATTATACCGTGAGGCCAACTGTCCATAAGAAGCATTAAGTAATAGTTTCCAACCTAGTTGACCAGTATTATATTTATCCATCGCAACTTTGTCTTCTTCTAGATGATTCAGATCATAAGCATCGCGATGTTTTTGGAACTTCCGTTTCAACAATTTACGGGTGGTGAATCCAGATTCAATAAAGGAGGCAAATACACCCTTTTCGTCTTCAGATGATGGATTTTTGTGTAATGTTCCATCACCACTAATATTCCAAAGACCGGAGGATAGATTGTTTCTTAATACCACCGCGTCGATCGAAAACCCGGCTGGGGGATGCTCAGTCGTCGGCAGAGTCACTAGAAATTCATCACTTATCAATGAAGTATCTTCATCGAAAGAATTATCATTTTTTTCTGTGTCCCCTGGTGCCTCGTTGGGAGACATTTGTGGTTCGGTTGAAATCCAAATGTCTCCGTTTTCCGGTAGCAAATCCAATACGTCCAAGGTCAAAGCAGCCTTACGATTTAGAAGAGTCTTTGCCCCATCATCCCCCGGTGCCACTTGATAATGAAATACATTATCTAAATAGATCTTACCAATGAAAGTTTCGGGTGACATATTGAGTACAACCATACCAGTCGGATAAGAAGATGTAACATCAATACAAGTAGTGTGTTTATAAAATCGTCTTCCCCAAACACTTATAGGTTTTTTAACAAAACCTCCCTTAATTTTATCCAAATTCGGACTCACGAAATGTCCCGGAGCTACGAAATTCCGTTCACGTAAGAATTTAACTAAGGCTCCGTCTAATATAGCTGACATGTATACCACTCTATCGACCGGGATACCAGCCAGTGAACAAAATTCACATGCTAACTCAGTGAGATTACGTTTGATATCTACATCAGCGGTCAAACGGACATCTCTTATATTATATGCTACATAAGTTTCCCAATGTTCTTTGAACATAGTAACAAGACTTAACTCTTTATTACCACCATCTCCGTATGCTTTTAATTTACCTTCACTGAATTCAAATTTACCAACATTGTCCAACGAGTATGATGAAAGGCTAATTCTTGTGAATTTTTTATAAAGATCCAGTAAATCTAGCAATCCTTTACCTGGTATTTTAATGAACCATTTATTTCTAGCCTCTTTGGAATCATATTTTTTGTAAACACTCACATAACCAATATCTGACACAGAAGCTAAACCAGCCGCTAAGATTTTATAATATTTATGTTTTTTATTCTTGGCAACAGATCTTAATACTTCGCATCTCCGATGTATGTAAGGTATATCATATTGGTTACTATTCCACCCAGATATAGTATGCCCCTGACTCATTTCACCCAATATATGTGCTATCAAAGTCACTTCATCTTCACAATAGACAAACTCTGTATCATCTGGTAATTCATTCATTTGTTCTTGGGTTAATGGTTTTATGCCATAACAAATCATTTTATTTTCCCAATAACGTAAAAATGTACAAGCTGTTATAGGCCATAATGCTTTTTCGGGAGACGGAAAACCAGTTTCAGAAAAGACTTCTATATCAAAATATAATCGTTTCGGACGTATCACAGTCTCCGGTGTTTTAGGAAAAAGTTCAGATATTCTGGGAATCTCTGGGGGGACGAAACCATTTTCTTTGACAACTATTTTTTCTTCCCCCCCGATATTCTTGAGGTCTTCAGTCAAATTAAATAGCCTATCATATTTAATTTGGATTAAACTATGTCCTTCTAATGATTTTAATTTGGTGTTTATTTGCGGATCTTCACTACTGGGGGCACGAACATAAATGGTAGGTTTCCAGTGGTCTTTAATGTATCTGAGTGTCATGGAATCATCGAAGGCCCAGATGTGTAAATCCGAATTTTGACGATCCAGATAAGAATCAAAATAATATAAATCATCGAATGAAATTGTCATATACAGCATCTCCAAATAAAAAGGGTTTATAGATCTCTAAGATCAATAAACCCTTTTTGCCCGGGAATTAAATTTCAGAAATTGAACATATAACTACAATCACCTAACCATTCCTTACGAAGATCCGCGGAATTCGGTCCCTTACCAAAAACTAATTCGAAATATTTATCGGAATTCTCATCAACTTCCACTCTTTCCAATAAAGGTTTTAATAATATTTTTTTAACATCCGTCAAAGATAAGGATCCGAGTCCTTTTATATACTTCATATCAGATGGCAATGGTGATGGCAATTCATTTTCATGATAATAAAAATCCCTTTTGCCCCCAGCGATATATCTCGGTGTCAATAACCGGCAAATTCTACCTTTCATTAAGAGTTCAGGCCAAAAACGCCAATAAAAACCATAAAGTAAACCACATATAGATGTGCCATCATGATCAGCATCAGTAGTTATGTAGATTTTACTATATCTACAATTAACTATATTTGGGGATGTCATAGATAACCCCATCACAGAGCATAAATCCAACAAAGCCACACTATCCGCAGATTTGAGAATATTATCTTCACCTATAACGTTTTTGATTTTACCCTTTAAACAATAAACTGCTTGAGTCTTGGGGTTTCTAGCTTGAGCAAAGAAACCTTTAGCAGAATCCCCTTCTGTAATTATCAAAATACGATCCTCAGCTTTTGAAGCAGTTGCATCTATTAATTTTTCAGATTTTACACGTCGCTTACTGCCTTTTTCCTTACCACGTATTTTCTTGTGTGTTCGTTCCTCAACAACAGACTCGATGAGTTTTACGAATTCTTCATTATTACTCAGTTCTTCAGCGACCAGGTCAACTAATGGTTCCAAATTAGTTTTTAAGTCGTTTTTATCGCAATCAACCATTTCCAATTTTGTCGGACTGTGAAATGCTGGGTTTTTTACCCTTATTGCGAGCAATCCCCCAACATTTCTAGATATATCTCCTCTTTCCAATCCTTCAATCTTCATTAGATCCACGAGCTTTCCAGATAATAAAGATTTGAAATTTTTTACATGGAGACCACCACATTCTGTGCCATTTACCCAACCGACAAAAGAGCTAGTATCGTTAGTTACAACAGCTCGACAAAAACCACCCGACACATCACAAAGGGGTTCAATCTCATTTCCTTTTATGAAATCTTCTCCTCGGAGTAATGGGATTTCACCATCATCATAATAACACTTCACGTCAATTTCCGGGTAACAAAACATGATGTTGTTCAAGAGTTGTAAAACAACCTCAATATCTTTCGCCGTCCATTGTAATCTATTTAGATCTAAATAGACATCGACCTCAGTGCCGGTTTCGCCTTCATAATCTGTAATTTCTGGCTTATCAATGTTACTCAGATTATTGCGGAATGACTGGGTGTACTGTTTGCCGTTAAATCTTGTAACTAGATCCATTCTAGTCGACATGACATTGACTGCAAATACACCGATACCGAATAAACCAGATGTCGCTCTCTCCCCTTCAAAATTCGATCCAGCTAATGAATTTGCGAATGCTAATTCAGGCTGCCAAACACCAGATTCTGAGTCTTTTTTAATCGGGATACCGGTACCGTTATCTATTACTTTGAATCCGTCCTCCCGCAAGAATACTTGTATAGAATCACCGTTCTTGAACTTGGAACGAATAGCTGCATCGACTGAATTATCCAATACTTCCTGAACCGCTCTGATGGAAGCTGGAGAATAGCCACTCACGTCTTTTATCACACCACCAACATAACCTTTCCTAAGATCTTTAGAAGGTGTGATTGGTCCGAGGTAGAGATCGGTTCTCAAAAGTACATGTTCGACTGGATTTAATTTCTTGACATCGCTTACCATTTTATGATTCTTCTCCGTTGATTGATCTGATGAAAAATTATTTGTGTGCTTGATTAACTATAGTTGCAATAGCTCAGGAATTAGTTTCCCGAATTTTACTCAATAGACAAATTCAGCTCATTTTCGTAAACCAAATTTCCACAATCCCAAATTCTATCATAAGCATTCATAAGCATATTTTTCCATGCAGATAAATCGGGATCGAAAATCGCCAATTTATCTTTCAGGAGATGTTTTTGAAAACGATTTCTTGAATGAAGATTAACATAGTCTTTTGTGTAGAAATGATTGGGTGTTGAAGTTCGTAAATAAGTGAACCCCATAGCTTGATAGAGTTTACCATTTGACCAACGGCGATTAGCATAACTGATAATCGACCCCCTATTTTCAATTCTGAAAGCTTTCAACAACTTACTGGCAGCCCCAATTACCTGATAATTTTTCTCACTACAAAATCGAATCAACTCCCAATCATGACTTTTAGAGAAACGAGACTTATTGAAAGTCATCAATGCCACTAGTTTACCCTCATGGAACAAACCTTTCCTGATAGCAGCACTCACATAACCTTGGAGATGATTTTGTTCCAGAAATGATCTACTCTCTAGGTCCGACACATCTCTTACAATAGTTTTTCTCGCCCCTATTTTATGATCACATATTCCCAGTTTGCTTTTCACTACGGATAACCAAAGTTCCAACGGTTCATTGTCAAAAATATGAAGTAGTTGAATTCCTTGTTTCTCACATGCCAAAGTTTTATTCAAATGATAATTTTTGTCTTTCCCTTGATTTTCTGAGTGCCAATAAACCCCATCGAATTCGATCGCCAATCCGTGTTCCGGGAAATAAATATCTATTTCGAATGGAGGAATCAATTTCCTAGTGTTGGTTATAATTTCACCCACATAGAAGTCTCTAATACGATCCAGCAAGTGTATTTCAGCCGCTGAATTAAATTTCTCAAACCTAAGAGGGATATCATGTAACTTTAAATATCGAGTAATTGTGCAAAAAGACAATTTTAGAATATTAGCCAACACTTGACAATTATGTGAGGACTCTTCGAACATCTTATTCATTTTATTTTTATCTTCTAATATTATTCGTATTTCTGGTGAATAATATTCACCCAATATTTTATTTCTTACAAATGTTTTGAACTGATCCGTTTGTGAAAAATGTTCTTTACCGAAATTCTTTAAATTCGTTTTTTTCTGTTTCTCTAATATAGTGTAATTTTTCAGGGGATGAGTGCACCCGTATTTTTCTAAACTTGTTTTTCTCTTCTTGTCTTTACATTCATCTGTCTCAGCATAATTATCGACCCCATATAATTCTCGATTTCTAGAAATCGAAATGGTTTTAAATTCGGCAACTTTAGCAAAATTATCAACTCCATATCTGGCTGAATTAGTCTCTATAGTTTTACTTCTAATAAAAGGGGAATTAGCAATGCATTTTGTACTGCAATATAGAACAGGGTTTCTTTTGGGTACCAAATCCCCACCACAAACTAAACATTTCTCTAGATCGGTCTGACCGTTTAGATATGCAAATACACGAATATTAAAATTCACTGATGGAGGAAAAAATGAAGTGGCCTGCATTAAGGCATATTTGAAATCGAAATCCATCGTTTTTTCAAATTGGCTATTTAATCTGGTTCCGTCTTTAATGAAAGCATTGTACAATATATATTCTCGGAGGGTCATAGTAATCCTTTTTATCAAAAAACTGATTCAGTCCCAACAAAAAAACCTCATCCCTTTCAGGATGAGGTTTTTAAAAACAAGGTGAGAACAGATTACACGATAGTTACCTGACCAAACAGGGTAGGCTCGGTGATGTCAACCCGGTCCACACTGAAAACCACTTGGCTGGTACTCAAGTCGCGATCGAAGATCTCGGGAGAAACACCCAAAGCGATGTACGGTGCATAAAGGATGGGATTCTGAGTGGGGTCATCCGGATTGAATACACCGACGATAGCATTATTCCCCATTGCAGGATCATAATATACCATCCATCTCTTTGCGAATACACCCATGCGTCCTTTCTGAGGAATCATGTCACTCCACATTTCATTCGGTTTGGTCTTGATCCAACGCTCTACAAGGCGAAGGCCCTTGGTGCCGAGCATCACGACATTGGGATAAAGACCAGTGGATACGTGAACCCGATTCGAAGCATCAGCAAGAGCTTCGAAGAACAGACCATACTCACACTCTTTCTCTGTACAAGTTTTAGCGGCGTCTAAGATGGGATCAGTGAAATTCACCTTGTTACCAGCAGGAACTATGGAGGGCAGGCGAAGAATAGTGGCCATCTCCAACTCATCACGAAGTTTGACGTAAGCAGTCTGTAACATCTTATTATCAAAGCCTGCTTTACTGCCCTTACCAAGAACAGATGCACGACGGAGAATGGAGTGGAAGGTCTGTGAGAGCTCCAAAGGACGAATGGTAGCTTCAACCAATTCTCTCCGAAGTTCTGCTTTCAAGCGTCTGGCGGGGGACTGCTCGCCTGGATCACTTGCATAAGAGGAAGAACGTACAGCACCGAGGGTCTGACCGGCAGTGATAGAATCAGCCGCATGATCATCAGCATACTCGAACTGCAGACGATAAATATAGCCATAGATATTATCCAATACCTGAGTAGAGGCTAATTCGTTGATCATGGAGCCGGTCCAAAATTTACCAGTGATAATCATGGAAATATCACGATAAAGATCGGTGTCATCCTGAACCATACCAGCACCAGATTCAGCGATTGCTGCATAATATTTAGCAGTATTCATACTGACATCAAAAAGAGAGCCAGTATCGACATTGGGGTGACGTTCAGCAACGGTGGTTACGAAAGCCTCAACCTGGTCCAAATTATCCTGGCTGAGAGTGGCTGCATGGCAGCTTTCTAAAATTTTATCCATCTTCATTTTTTTTGTCTCCTTAGACATAGAGAGCAGCTAAACATTTACCACTCTTCTTAGTTTTTGTTTTATCTTCTTCGAAAATTGTGTCGAGATTTTCTAACCCTTTAGTACCTGGGCTGGATTCTTTGATCACATCTAAAGGTTGCGCAGAGGGGTTGGTATTACCGACAGCGGTAATTAATCGTTTCAAACCAGGATTTTCCGTGATCGCTTTAAATGCACGTACTTGTTCAACTGTTTTTGAAGATATTACAGATTCTGCGATTCCCTCTAACGCAGAACCCTCACTGAGAGTTGAAAGGGCTTCGATTTTATAATCTCGTAATTCAATACCCATTTTCAGTTGATCATTCTCTGCCAAAGAGGCACTCAATTCTGTGTTCAACTGTTCAACTTTAGCTGCAGACTCTTCAATTAAAGTAGTGTCTGCTTTAATAATTAATTCATTTTCTTTCGGTAAGTTACCCATCAAAGCTTGAGCGATAGAAACCAAACTTTCGCGGACTCTGGTCATTTGTTCCGGAGAAATTGTTAATAATGTAGCATCAATTATAGAAGGTAATTGTCCAGATCCGTGCAGTAGATTTGCACAAGCTTCGATGATTGCGATGTCCTTACCGTTTTCAGTCATGGCGGCTTCTTCAAAAGGAATAATTGACTCCCCTTCGATGAGATCAATTGATACCATCCGCACACCTGGTGTCTTCTTTGAAGTCACATCAAGACCAGCAGGATATCCAGCACTCTCTTGAACCTGTGTATTAGCATCAGTACCAGCCATTTCTTTAACTGCATCATAATGACCCTGGAGGTGGGTAGCAGCTGACTGTTTGACTTCTTCAGTACCAGTAAAACGACCGGATTGAATATAATTAGAAGCAGCTGCCAAACCTGCAGTATTCAATACGATGGCACCACTTTCTTCGATTACATGATGAGGATATTTCCAAGTGGTAGGATCATCAACTGATCCCACTATAGCATAAACTTCAGCAATAGCGGCATCTGCTCCCTCTCCACCAGCTTCTTTGATGGTCTTCAATGTCTCTTTTATGCGTGCTTTATCGACAGATCCCCATGGTGTTTCATCAATTTTTTCGGAAGGAGCTATAATCGTCAGAGTAATACCACCTTCTTTTATTGTGGTGTCTGCGGCAGCATCAGCACCTTCAGGAGCAGCAGGAGCACCTTCAATTATAGTTTCTAATTTTTGAGCAACAACGGACCCAGTATCTGACCCCCCACCTTCAGCTACAACAGTAAGTATAGAAAGTAACTCATCCTGTTTTTCTTTGAAATCTGCAAAAAGACCAAAGAGAGGATTTATTTCTTCGCTGATCAAAGCAGCCGCTGATTCAAATATTTCCTCAGTGGTAGCTGAATCCGCAATCAGTTTGTTAAATTCAACAGTAGCCAAATGCTCTATGAATTGATCAGTACTAAATGTAAAAAGATCCTTGGTTTCACATTTAGCACTTTCAGTGATTTTTGTAACGAGGCTTTGTGCATAAGTTTTAGTGTTAGTATCGGTTGGATCAAACGAATTACTATCGGTTCTCCCGGCCACCAATTCTGATACTTTAGCCTTAAAGTCAGAGAGTGTATACATTTTTATTTTTCCTCCTGGTTTATTCGGCCTATATATAGCCGTGAGAATGTTATCCAATTAGGGCAACACTATTCGATTAGCGGATTAGTCTCTGTGAACTCACATAGTTGAGACGAAAAATGATTAGAACTCTGCTTATGAATTGCTACCATTCGATTCTGGCTCTATCATTTTTTTCTACTAACCGTATATTACGTGAAAAATCTTCATTAATATCAAGTAGTTTTAACCTGACCGCTGGTGAAATTTTACAAGTATTTACATTCAAACTAGCGGCTGCTTCCCGTATATCTGCCGGTTTACTTTTCGATAAATCATTTATGACAAAGTTTGACATATCTATGATTCTATCGGAAAACATTTTTACATGTAATGATCCAGCAGACTCCGCTATTATTTTTGGAGAATTATTAATAAGTGGTAAACCCGACTCTAGTTGAGATGGTAGCACTACAAGATCCCATCCTAATAGTATGAAATTGTCCAACATTTTTATGATATTTTTATAAACTTGAGTTCCCAATCGTTGCCAATATGCGACTTTTGTATCCCCTAATTTTCGGATCATTCGGACTTTAGCTACATTTGACTGATCGAAACCATTAGTGGAACCAGGTCTTACTTCCCTTATACTGCCGAACCCCCTAGTACTAACAGGAGATACCATATTAAGACCCGCCAAATTCATTATCTTCAAGGCATTAAAAGTCGGGGTACCACCAAAAACAGTATAATCTATCCTGACCGTAGAACTATCATCGATATATACATTGTCTAAAACACCACCGACATTTTTCCACTGTGCGTCTTTGAGATCGATATGACTATCCAACATCACACGATAGTAAGGTGCAATATCGATCAATCTCTTATATTCTTCAACGGATTCTTTGATGATAGTATTAGGAAAAACGATACCCGTTTCGCCTTGAATATTAGGAGTTATACCAGCTTGGCCGGTTACTTTTATTCTATCCTCAAATATTTTTATAGTACTGTCCATATTATTCTTCTCAAATTGGTAATGTGCGACCGAAATTATCACCATGTGAAGGGGATTTCGGCTGACCTTTCGGGACTGACCCTAATCGGGAACGCAGCCCGTCAATGTAATTATTGACACTGAAGCCTGGGACTTTACTAGATCCAGTCCCTAACCCCATGATATCTTTTATGAGGCGAGATCTTATATCTTCCCCGCCATCGACACCGAGTAGATCAGGAAATAATGTTAATGCTAAAAGGGCTACACCGAGGGAAAATATTGTATCATCCCCCTTGGTTCCTTTCAACTTACCCTTTTGATCCCTTTTAAAATTATTGACCTCATATTTTAAAATCGGGGAGATATCATCTGAATCTAAGGTGAAAAATTTACTAATCAGTTTTAGTAACATTTCTCTCGTCGCTGTATTAGTCAGCATTCCGTAGTCCCCATTCGGTCGTTTGAATAATCGGTGATCTTCACTGACACCGACGAAGTAATTCAATACGGCGAATCCCCTATTTTTCTCGACAACGACCATAGCGTTGTTATAATATTTGGAAAGATCCACTAAGGTACCAAATACCATATTAGGTGTTCGCATCTCTAAGACTACTTTTGGTGGCTTATATGGAAAACCATCTATCCTCATCACCGCTATACCATTATCAGATGAATCCCCATCATCTGCTGGATCGTGTCCAATAAGGTAGACGATATCTGGTTCGCGATACTCTATGATGTTACACCAATTACTACGGGGCATAGATACTTGTTCTTCAAACTCGTTGAACGAATAAAGATCTACTATATCTTCTTTGAAGTCGGATCTATCTGTGATAGATGCCTGTATACCAACAGAGGGTAATTTATGGACTAACTCTAAATCGAAAAACGGAGTTCCCCTGTTGATAAATCCCATATCTAACTCTGTCCGTATCAGAGAAGCCACGTGATTCAATTTAGCACATTCTCTCGCATACCATGCCTCATCTCTGCCTGGTATCGATCTCCAAGGTATCTCTATTAATTCGAATACACTCCTATTGGATCTACAATTCTCCACCAAATCATAGAAAAATCCTTCTTCTTCCCATGGGGTGGAGATGATTACTGCTTTACCTCCCGTCGTTGTTAAGGTAGGTGAAGCTGCTGCCCAGATATCATTAGCCCCCTGGATAAATGCAGCCTCGTCCATTACCAATATGGTAGCAGTATAAGAACGTCCCGAACCCTTACCAGATGTTAATGCTTTTATGGAACTGGCATTATATTCTGTACCTAGGTCCATTTCTTTCTTTTTCAATATACCGTCTTTTAGTCTCCTCCGTAAAAAAAACGGTAAGTATAGATAAGCAGTCTGTACCTCATCGAGAAATTTGACTGATTCTTTTTCGGACTTAGAGATAACTATGAATAGTTTATTATTACGGAAAGTTGTCTGGTGGAGAAGAAATAACCCGGTATTAGTACTAACGCCTGATTGTCTAGTCTTGATAGAACAAGTATTTTGGTTGGCCATGACAGAACGAAGAAACGTATCCTGTATAGGATACGTTTTCAGATCTATCATGTCCCCATATAAAATAATATTCGGCGCTAAAGCTTCTATATTTTCTGCCCTATTTCGGACTAGACAATAATTATTTATAAAGTATAAAGGATCACGAGCACATCGTATCTTTTCTTCGTGTACCCATTCCTTGGTTACTTTTATTTTTCGATGATCAAATATTTCCATCCAGAGTTTATCAGCCACTGACCAATTTTTTGCAATATCCTCTATAGTGAGTATAGTTTTTTGCTCATCTTCTGCGAGTGATAAGAGTTTACTCATAACCTGTCCATTAAGGGTAAATCTTTAATATGTGCTTTAGTGTGGTTGCATTGTTCTTGTTCTGTTCTTGTTTTTTGCATGCACTCTAAAGCTTTTGACTTGCTAACCAGCACGTTCTGGTACCAATATTTAGTAAAAGCTCTCCAAAAATCCATATCGCCGGCAAATGGGGGTCTTGCAATATTCAATTGATCATCGACTATTGTAACAGCTGGAGCTGTCATCGTTTTTTCATCGCGAAACTGTATGGTATTGACCCACACGGGAATACCATTGTATTCTCTCTGACCTATATTGATAGCAGCATAAATATAACTAGCTGCTATTTTCGCAGCATTATCTAGTGTAGTAGTAGCCGCTTTCTTAATTTTACATGTGCGAACATCTATTTGAATTAAACCCTCTGCTATTTTAATATGACGCCCCTGGAAAAGGTTCTCTCTAAGATCATTATCTGCATATTCTTTGAAACTCATATCTCTCTCCTATCTGATTAGTGATTTGATTAGTTCATTTGGTTATTGCACTAATCCATTAAAAATTAACAGCGTTAAACGAAATTATGATCGAATATCACTCATTTAACCCCACAGATTTAATAATCTCTGGGGGTCACGAAAAAAACGAAAAAATATCAATCGCTAATGATACAGTATCTGTATCGTTAGCATCCATGATTACTCCTAGAAGGGGTGCTTATGGATTTGGTAATAATTCAAACTCGTGGTTGATAGCAGGATTCGACACAAAAACAACGGAACGGTTGGATCACTCCAATTTATCTCAGGTAGCCGTACCTGGTAGTGATCTACCAACAACCGCTGCTGGCGGTACTACATTATATGGCGATCAAAATGCTTTCTTATGTGGTGGTGCTTTTAGTTCTAGTGTCTATATTTTCTCAACCGCCACTGAATTAGCCACATTAACTAGTCCTATGCCTTTAAGAGTCCGTGATTGTGCTGGAGCTAGAGACTCCGATGTGGGGTGGTGTCCTGGTGGTGTAAGAACTGATGGGGTCATCAGTAATGGTACACAGAAGGTAAACATTTCAACATCTACGTGGACAAATTTATCTACACTGGATATAATTGGTGGTAGAGCTAGACACAGTACACATTATAGAAATCATAATCTTTATATGTGTGGCGGTATTCTATCCAGTGGTGGCGGCACAAGCTCAATTATATTATTAGATACTAGCACCGATGTCTCTTTGTCCATGACCAGATGTTCATTGAGTACTGGACGAGATTTTATTGGTGGAGGTAATAATTTAGAATATGGTTGGAGTGTTGGCGGTAATAATATGGGGGCAACTCCGATTGTTGATCGTATAGATTTTTCAAATGATACAACAGATTCACAATATAGGACAAACTTACTCAATCCTAGATATTATGCTATTTGCGTAGGTAAGTTGGAATTTTCGAGTGGTTTTTTAGATGATCATTCAATTACTGGTTTATGCTATAACGGATTAAGGATCACTGACGGGATAAAAAATATTCTCCCACTATCTTTGGGGTTAGGTCCATATAGTATATGTACAGAGTTATTCCTAGGTGGTGGTCAGAATTATGATATACTATATAATAGTATAGATAAATTGGACACGACTGCAGATACTACTTCGACTGAGGCCAATTCTACTCTTACCAGACGTTATGGCCTAGTGGGGCTGAGCAACCAAGATTATAGTTGGTTCAATTCCGGCATCGTAGATATTAATAACACCACAACAAATATAACAGAGAAATTCCAGCACGCCAATCAAGTGGTCGCAGTAACAGCAAGTGCGGCCAGTCCACACGCATTTAGTAATGGCGCCAGTACTTCATTCCTCGATAAAGGTTTCGTGAAAAATGGAACCCATAGTTATTCTTTTGATTTTACTACTGAATCTTGGACAGTACTGACTGATTATGGGGGTGAAATATTCCAAGCAGGATGTGGTATAGGACCATATGCCTTATTTGCCGGTGGTACAATAGGGTCAGAAAGGTCTAATGATGTGTATAAGTACGACTCAACTACCAATATATGGACGACAGCTATTAATATATTGGCGGAAAAACGCAGTGGGTCGGCTGCATCTGCCAACTCCGAAAATGTTTGGTATGCTGGGGGTTCGCGGTATGGGTCAACAAATCAGATAGAACGTTTTGATGTTTTTACTAGTGTGTCGACTTCAATAGTTCGAGCATTCTTATCATCATCTAAACAAAGATTTGGATCTCATATAAACCAAGATTATATTTGGTACAGTGGGGGTTTTAGGACTAGCGCTCTGAGCGATATAGACAGATATGATTACTTCAATGATACAGTTTCCGCGATATACCGGGGACCTCTAAACACTCCAAGACACTCCTTTGGTAGTTCCAGTTCAACTGACTTTGGTATCAGAACTTTTTCTGATCGTTTCGTGCGTCTTTATGTATCTCAAACAATAGATAGAACGTGTTTACATTACGGTTCTAGAGCATCTACTACTACAAATGCTGTATATTATCCGGTAGAAAATTTTTTCGATCAGCGATATATCCGGTTAAAAACTTTACCGTGGGTGGAACTATCACAACGGAATGCCACGTTGAAATCCGGTGAATTGTATACCTCTGACGTAAATATGTGTATGAGCTATGGAACACATACAGATTTAAATTCATATTCATCTGCAGCTATACCAGCTATCACTATAAAATCCACTGGTCTATCTAATTTTTATACAGCTCGACCAATAACCACTATTAACCCAGCGAAAATGTGGATAGCCGGTGGTACTAATTTGACAAAATTAGAATCGACGGACCAAAATACAGGTTGGAGTGTTCGGGGACAATTAACTGTCGGCCGAACTTATGCTGCTGGTGTTTCATCTCTTGAAGAAGCTTGGTTTGGTGGAGGGGCTGTAGATAATATCATAGAACACTTAGATTACAGTAATGATACTGGGGTGTTATTAGATGTAGCTGATCTGTCAGTTAATAGAATTAAACTGATGGCTACACAAAGTCATCAATATGGTTGGTTTTGGAGTGGTGAGAAAATAGACGGAGTATTAACTGGGGTGATCGACCGATTGGACAAAGATAATTATACTGTCCAAGCTATAAGTCGAGCTTATGAAACAAACCGCAAAGGGGCTAAAGGAGATACCTGCGGAGCGTTGATGTACGGAATAGGCGGCATGAATAGTGTGAGTAATTTAGCCACGATAGTATCATTATCGCCAGATAATGATACTTCTACACACGCGGTTGTACCTTTTCCTAAACTCATTTCATCGCACACAGCAACATCTTGGGATGATAATTGTATTTATATACAACATTATTCCGATATATGGAAATACGATATCAGTAATGGCGGGTTCACTGTCAATGCTGGTATTGCCTATTATAGAACGAATGGTACTAGTGCCCGACTTGATTCTGTTATACTATTAGCTGGAGGTAGTCATAATTCATATACAAAATATTGTGAACGATTTGACGTGTCTAATGGTATTTGTGAAGTTCATGGAGAAACCATTTATGCACACAATAATTCATGGAGTGTATGTGAACGTGCTTTTATAACACAATTAACTCCAAATGTGATCTGTAAAACCAGTGCAGTCGCAACGGATATCACTGACCTTTTAAGTTTTACTCCTTCTCCGATTAATTCGGCTTCACGTTTGGAATCCAATTTTTCTAGTATTGCTGAAATCTCATCCTCTTTGAAATCTCTTGGTTATGGAATGGGGGGATGCGCTATAACCCCGGGTTTTGGGAAGACTTGGATACATCATGGCACTAATTGTTTCATGCTGGATTCGCCAGACGGCACTCTTACAGCAGTAGCAGATTTGCCGATATTATCCAATAGAACTACCTCATTTTCTAATGCTGATTATGGTTGGTTTATTGGAGGTACGAATAGTTCAGGATGTAGATTATCCTATTGGGATGGTGTAACGACAACTGTTGCTGGACCTACAGATATTAATATCGAATTTTCCTGTGGGCTGAGCCAAGTGAACAGGGGTATATTGTTTGGTGGAGTATCGAATACAGCAACACTTAATGTGATGAACGGAACAAATGCTATTCGAACTATAGATTTTGCAACTGAAACTTGGACTTTTTTGACCCCCTTTTTAATGGAGAATTTAGCAAGAGCATCAGTCGCTCAATCAGGTAATCTAGGCTTCCTTCTGGGAGGAGATAGAGGAGCATCCTGGGATAGATCTGATAGAGTTATTAAGATTGATATGACCACTGACACAAATTCAGACACTGTCAATCAATCGTTATACCCATTTGACTTAGTGTCAGGTGTCACAAGGGATGACAGCAATATATTATTAAGTAATGGATGGCAATATTATCCATCAGTTGATACTTTCATGGTATTACCAACTGTATCTTTTTTGAATAGGCATGGCAGTACATGGGGGTGTGGTGCTCATGAGTCTGTATTACTCTGTGGTAAAGATCAAAGATATTCGGATCCTTTAAATTTAGGGGATATCTATAGTGGTGGTAATTCAGTTACGACTATGGAATATTTTGATCAGTCAAACGATACTATTACATATCTACCTGGATTGTCTCCAATAGGATTGTCTGAAAACTCAGCATTAAGTCCATATTCTTTCTGCAGACCCTATGGTAGAGGTTCTGGATTAATTGATTGTTGTCTACGAAGTTATGGTAGGTATAATTCCGCATTGAATTCAGTAGCTTATAAGGATTATACTTATTCTGATATAATCCTTATAACTGAATGCCAAGATCATGGGGAGTCTACCATAAGTTGTTATACTTTATCGGTAGAAGAAGGGGTTCGCCGGTGTATAGTCTCTGGTGCAGATACCATTTCTAACTCTAGAACTGGAACGTTGCATAATGCTGTCGCCCCACATAATAACGATCAGATAGTAAGTTTTTCAGCCGCAGACACAGTCTTAGAGGATTTACTGACGTTTATAAGATGGGAACAAGCAGGTATAACGAGATTATGTTATTCTGCCAGTTTAGCTGCTGAAAGATTGATGTCTACAAGGACTGGTTTTATGTATTCTGGTGGGCCATTTAATGATCTACGATGTATCGTTTCCCCGTCTTTTGATTTGACGTGGTCTTATATTGTCAATAATCTACCAACAACTATTTTTTCCAAAACAATTGACCGAGGAGTTGTTGCGACTTTGTTAGAGAAAAAGATTTTTGAAGATTTAACATCAATAGATTTAGATCAGATAATTAAAGATCTACAATCAAAATATGGTAATTTACAAGATGTAGTTTATTTGATAGAGACAAAAGAGAGTACCAAATTTAATACAGACATTCTGATTTATAAAGCTATCGGATTGCGTCAACTTACTCTTCTAATAAACACATCTGACCCTTATTTCTTGTTCCGCATTTCGAACGAGCAAGATTTTGTGGTACATTCTGACAAAAAATATCCGGTGAATGGGTCTAGAATAATACCCATGATGTACGGTACTCAGTTACTTCGTATAATCTTCGATGAACCTCCATTACTGGTCGGAGAACGAATAGATCTCGAACTCAGTAACCAGACCAACCGGATTTCTATCCGTTTAGGCTCTATGTGAAAATCAGATAGAATTCTCAATAATCACTATAACTGTTAAACCATCATGACTAATCCATTAAATACAATTTTGATCAATAGATCGAATCATCATCTACGGAGGATTTACAGAAGAAGTTCCAAAAAATCTGAGATGTTTGTCATCACTTCAGGATGAGAGTTCTACCGATGGAAGGAAACTCGATTCTCGAATGAAGGATTCGTCCTCATTTGGTAAGTGGCAGACATTGAAGAAAGTGACTCTAACTGAGTTAGGTACCGGATGGCAGCCATCACCTATTCAATCTTTGAATAGACAGATACCTATTAGACAAAAAACTAACACTAGACCGATTTCCTGGAAGCGGTCAGGATCGTTTTCGAACGATTTAGGATCAGGATTTTAAGATGGCAATTTATTATGGTGTATGTGATAATTTTAATGGATATCGTATTAACATTGGTCGTTCAATGTTAAGTTGCGGTCCGAGGGTACTTTTTTTCGCGAGTGGAATGTCCGGCGAAGCTGTTAAATATAAAGCGGGTATCATGCCTCCAGCTCAATTTCAAGATGTTTTATGTGCGGATGATTTTTTCGCCAGATCGGCATCTATGAACACTCGTTTAAACAACAACCCACTCATCATAGGATGTTGTACAGATGCTACTACTGCTTCTGCTGATACCTTATTAGATACTTGTATTGGTGGTATGTCGGTTTCTTCTGAAACTTCTCTTAGTGTGAACGGTCAGGGGNATCCAAATGCACTTGCTGATAAGCGCTCGGAGATAGGTACGGTAATGGTAAATGCAGCCGATCTCATTAGTGGAAATGTTTGGGGTGCTGAAATGGTTAGCGGTGGTGGTTCTGCCGTATGGATCCAATCTGGTATCAATTTTGATTTATCTCTTAGTAGTTGGAATAGTGGTAGTATTAATTGGACTACTTTCCGTGGTTTAGGTACACAACTAACAAGCGGTAGTGGTTTCTTCAGAGCCGATGAATATTCTTATAATGTCAGTTTGGATACTTCTAATGGTATGATTGAGGGACAACAGACAATGGAAGCTTACGAGAGTCATAGCACGACCACTAACTGTACGCCAGCAACTGTTACTTCTCTATTGAGTGGTTTTGCTACTGGTCTCTCCAGTGCAAGTTTTGCCTGATTTTTCATTTTAGGAAATCTTACTCGATCATGAATAACGATTTAAATTATGATAGTTCTGTTATTACACTGCGATGGGGAGGATGGATCGACCAACTTAGTTGATAATTCTTACCCACCTAACGCGATCACGGCTCTTGGCGGAGCCAGAATTAGCACATCCCACTCTAAATTTGGTAATTCCAGCGGACTATTAGAAGGCGGAGGAGAAAAAAATATCCTCCGCCTTCATTTTAATGATACTGCAGGATCTTCCATTTTTACTGATTCTAGTCCGGTCCATACCACTTTAGTTCCTTCTGGTAGTCCAATCATAAGTTCTTTAAATAGTAAATGGGACAATAACGGATTATTCGATGGCACCTCAAGCTTATTCGATGCGTCGAATAGATATATCATCAGGTCAAATATGTCATTCGATTTATTCGTGTATTTCACGGATCTTTCTGGACGACAAAATTTCTTAACCTTAGATGTTTCACATGAAAAAGGTTTGGAATTTTATTTTGAGAGTGATGTATTAACTCTGAGATTTGCAGATACCATTTTATCCAATCCATGGACACCATTAACAAATACTTGGTACCATTTATCGATATCAAGAGATGGTGCTTATGTTTATATCAGAATTGATGGTATTGAAGTCGCAAAAAAATTCAGAAAGACTGGTTTAGTGATTGAGGATTCCAAACTCTCATTTGCCAATCCTGACTTACCTTTACCAATCCCGATTTTTTTCTCCCGATTTCTCCCTGGAAAAATTACAGCAATAGAATTTAACGGACAAATACCGGCGTCGCTGATAATAAAAGCTATTGGTAAGCAGAATAATCCTATAGTCGTGGAAGATTTTGTGGATTCATCCAATTTGTCTGAATTAGCTCAGTCTATACTAGGATTATCTGGAAGAATTTATCTCGGATTATCGTTATCCTCCATCGATGGGTCGCAAATATCATTAGATGATATTTTCTTGCATTATGAATCACCTGAAAGTTATGATGGCTCACTGACAAAGGGTGATGTCATAAAATATGAAGGTGAAGAGGATTCAGATGTCTTTCTCATAATTCCAACACCTCCATCATTACCAAATTTAAGTGACACCCTCTTTCGAATAGATCAAACTTCTGCTCCTTACTCAGTTATATATTCTAACCTCACTAACACTGCGATTGTTTTACATTCGATGAATCGTAGAGACAATTTGACTATACATAGGAGTACAGGATCAACACATTGGTCATCGACTGGTCTACACGGTAAATCGTTAGATTGGAATGGAGGTAATGGAGGTGTAATTCAACAGGGTTATTGGCATTTACAGAATGGTTATTGGACGACCGACCAATCTGGCGGACTTTCCAGTTCAACTGATTCTTCGTCATTCACTTTTATGAGTTGCGTGTGCAATTTGGGGACCGGAGCTTTCAAAATAATTTTAAGCATTCATGAAACTAATATCGAAATTAATTTCGATGATTCTTTGCCTATCTTATTATTAAACGGCAGAGAATATCTGAAACCTTCCTTACCGTGGGGAAATAATGAACATCTAATAGTCATCCAAAAATATTTAGATAATATCATATTTAAAATAGACGGGATAATGATAGACGTCATTACTGTAAATTTACCAGATGTTTTCAATCTCAATCTACAATTTATTGATTTCGAGAAAAATTCAAAAGTTGGAGTTCGGAGTTATTACACTGGACCATTAGTGCAAGGTAATATAAAAACATATTTGAGTTCAGATGTAGAACACACTTATTTAACTAATAATCCGGTATTATGTATGGGGTACATGTTATATGCTGGCACACCGGAATTAGACTCCGTAGGGATATTATATATCGACGATAACCATATATTTTTAGAAACCGAAATTTTGGATATACCTTTACCGCCGAATTTAAATAAGGATTCAAAAATTTTCGGTTTTCAAGATATGATGAATTCATCGATGGTCTTATTTTATGGATCGGGTTCGCAAACCTATATTTATGAAGGGGATTGGCGTAAAATAGCTGATTTCGAATTGGTCGATTTATATAAAGATCGGTGGGGGGAAGGAATCATATTCAAGAGAAACCAGTATGCATACTGGGCCCAATTATTAGAAAGAGAAAATGGTAAATTGGTACTTACTGGGATGGAAAATTTGTTTGCAGTCGCACCAACAAACGGCGAATATAAGTTAGAGTCTACTATAGATTACAGAAAGCGAAAAGGTACAATACCTTGGATGTGGATGAGGAAAAAATGAATAGTATATATATGGGCATTTCAGCCAGTGGTAGACCTTATAATACCTTAGCAACAGCTTTAACTGGAAGCGTTTCAGAAGATATTATCTTAATAAACCCAATGAGTGATGGAGCCTATTATGATAGTAATGTTACATTTCCTACAGATAAATCTATTTTTTTGAAAGGTGACGTACCGGCCAATTACAATCATAAAAATTTATTATCATCAACAGCACCCAAAGCATATTTATATGCAGCGTCGGGAAACAACCCAAGTTTTTCAAACTGTGGTCTGAATTCCACTACGTATGTTGTTTTTGAATCATTGCATCTACATATTGCCGGTTATGGGATGCTATTCGCTAAGAATAAATATGGTAATTTCATATTCAACAAATGTAGGATAACGATGTCTAATGCTAATACCAGCTATCCGATTATCCAATATTTATCTATGGGGTTTATGGAATTTCGAAATTGTCATATAGATTTTACATCGTCCCAACCATTCACCGGGTATATGGGGGAGGGAGCTAATGTTAATATCATAAAATGTACAACGAATAGATTAGCTAGTTTTGATGAAGTTGGGAACAATAATAATTCAAGATTATTCAAAATCAACATCAAAGATATCATCGATTCAGCGATTGCTATTGATGATTATGGAGTAACGGGTGGGACTGAGCTGTTCACAACAGATTATCCAATAATCTCCGGAAGATTAATGGATAATGGTGTACCTATCATCAAACCAGTTTATTTATATCTTAAAGATGCACAGAAAAAGGTAGCTCAGACTACTTCAGACGCTACCGGTTACTTCGAGTTTGACGCTAGGAACTATTTAGGATATTCTTTGGTGTTGGTTACTTTGAAAGACCCCACAATATCAGATGAATATATTATACTCAACGATATACGAGCGGTTGATCCAAGATCATGATTTCTAGATATATTGTTGGACCAGCGAGAAATTACACTACTTTAATTTCTAGTATCCAGCCGAATTTGGCTACGGCATACTTAGAAGCACAGGCAACGAGGTATGTTGCTACATCATCGTCTTTTACTCATCCTGTACATATCAAAGGATTAGGTAATAATGTAAACCAGATGTCTATTGTTGGTGATCCGGATTTTAGTGGTATGAGTACCTTGAAATTCGGCCCTAATTTCAATTCGATAACTAACGACCCTTTGATATTTGAGAATATCTACTTCTCAGTCGAAGGATCATCAATCATATATTCAGATCAAACGCATTCGAACAGAGTCCGATTATTATTTAATCGCTGCCTGATCATCCAAGAATCATCGACTGTTAGATCTTTTTTTGAGAATATAAAAAATACAGATATAGAATTTCGAAATTGTGAATTTAGAACAAAGAATAATGGGGATGTATTTTACTTTTTTAATGCATTACCCGACAGTAATACTACGATAAACATAATCAAGTCGATAATTAATTTTGACATCTTGGAAAATAGTTTACATGTTGGATGTGTCAGAGATAATGGGATAAGCTCAAATATCTTCGGTCTGAGAGATCACACTAAAAACCCAAAAGACGGTTACGGTCCAAATTACGGGACTGACTTGATAACCACGATACCATCAAGATTTCATTGTGAATTTAAATCCGGTGTTCAACCGGAAATAAGTGATGTCTCCCTATATGACAAATTCGGAAAAAATCTAAGTAATACTACCACATCAGATTACAGATTATACCCAAAAACAGGGGAGTATCCAGCATTTGCTGTAGTTTTTGGTGAAGAAAATGACCTTGTGATTGATGACATAACTATTTCGACCGCGGTGAATGGGTGGTCATGATTGAGTCATGAAAAAAATATCAATAGATTTTGAAAATACTGCTGATTATGATTATGAAACTGGAGGTTCAGGCTCTATAGGGGAAGTTGTACTATTTTCTGGATTTAAAGGACATGCTGAGGAACTCCTGTTATTGAACGGACGAACTAAATGGTCTTCGGATTTCGAAATTCCAACTACCCCAAATAATGGTAATTCAGATTACTTCCGGATATATCCAACTGATAACAGATTCGATATGATATCGGATTTTAGTTTTTCTTGTTTTTCTAAGTTTCATAGTATTTTTAGTAGTAGTGATTCCTTTTGCTTATTATTTATGGAAGCTCAAAATGGCGATTTTATAAGTATAAATATTGGATCGTCATCTAATTATCTTGGGATACGTTTTCAAATACAAATATCAATAGATTCTGTAGTCAAAAATCATTATAGTGATCCACTAAATATTGTTATCGGAGCTTGGTATCATCTAGCAATCACCCGAAAAAATCATAATGTTCATTTTTTTCTAAATGGAAAGAAATGCGGCCAAATTATGTGGAGCGGTCAGTTGGCTAATATCTATCAAGTTTTGATAGGGACTAAAATCAAAAAAACTGAATTTGTTGATTTCTATCGAGGCTATATAGACGAAATATTATTCGATAATTTGGTCTGCCGGTGGGAAGATAATTTTCTAATTCCTACAATACCATTTACTTTGTCTTACTCCATCAACCATGATGTAATTAGATCCACTCCAGAAAATGCACAAAAATTGATTTTGCAATGGTCAGATAATTCTTTTTCTCAAGTGGAATTATCTGATCCTCTACGGAGTCGTCTATCCTCTGAAATCATCCCAATACCATCGGAAGAATATATAACGACAATTATTTCCGAACAGCCGAATCATTATTTTCCATTTCATGAATTATCTACCATACCGACAGATATTGTCGCTAATAAAACAATAGATTTAATAGGAAATGTGCATTACAATAATTCATCGGACGTGGCTATTTGTTCTGTTTTATTTGATCGAAATGGGTACGGGGTAATAAATAATTGGACTTGGAGACCGACAACTAGTTGGTGTATCGAGATATGGTTCAGATTCCAACCACACGCAACCACACCAATTAACATCTTTTCGATGATTTTCGATAACGTTATATCGTCTGTTGGTAATTTTGTCTTTACACAAACAGCAATTAATGCCTTTGGGCAAACCATTACATATCCTAGTGGCATTAACGTCTTAGACGGGGGATGGCATTTAATAGCAGTTACACTAGATCATTTAACAAATACATTATACTTAAACTTAGATGACAAGAGTGCTTCTAAAGCTGTAACTGCAGCTTATAGGCTGAACTTCAATTTAGGGTATTTGACTATAGGTTCTAGTTTATCTGCTTTTCGGTGTAATCATTTGGCGTTTTATGACAGATATTTGCCTTCAAGTACATCGGGCACACATTATAACGCAGCAAAAGAATTCTCCGATTCTCCTATTTGGTTATTGGATACTCAGGGAGAAATAATAGAAAGACATACTAAAAATTCTTTGATTTACAATCCACCACCCATAACCAGAAATTTAAACTTATGTTCAATTTTATCTTTATCAGCAACGGGACGGGGTTGGGGAAGAATCATTGAAAATTTCATTAGGATTAACGAATCAGGTAATTCGCCGACACGGGAAATAACAACAGAACAAGTGTTGGATTTCTCTGCACCAAATAATGAGCATGATGGTGCTGATATTCAGAAAATAACATTACCGAATCTATTTATAAATATTCAACCCATCCAACCAATTGAAATATTCAATACAAAACTTATTTTTTTGAATGAGGACAGGCTATTAGGTATTGCAAAATTCGATTCAGTAATACCAGCGAACACAAATTTATTCCTGCCTGAACTTCTATTTTCACCGGCGAATGACATCTATCTTTTAATAACGGACACCTTTTTAGGTAATACATTCACCCAGTTGTCCAAAAATGTAGTAAATAATGTTTATTTGAACCAAACAAATCCATTCTCTCCAATTCTCT